TTATAAAAAAATCCTAAAGGAGGTTGTAATTCAGGAATGAGTTTTTTTGATTCCGTAATAGTTAGAGCAGAAATGGTTGAAATTGCTGAACTTCAAGAAGATGTTTATGAAAATTTCATGAAGTTTCCTTATATGAATGCTGCTGATAGAGCATTTCATATAGATCAACTATCTAAGTTAATACAAAAACAAAAGATTGTTTATGCAAGATTAAGTTTATCTGATGATCCTGATGCCAAAGAAATGAAGGAGAACATTATGCAGTCTGCTGCGTCAATGGGTCTCCCTGCCGACGTTGATGTCGGTAAAATGTTTGATCAGATGTCTGATGTAATCAGTCATATGAAAGAACATAACTCTTGACACTTTATATTATTAGTTCTATTATAATAGAATACCACAAGCCAAATCCAATTAATCCGAGGAAATCCGAATGTCTTTCGCAAGTCTAAAGAAGCAGTCGAACTTAGGTTCACTCACTGCAAAGTTAGTCAAAGAAGTAGAAAAAGTAAACAACTCTAGTAGTGGTGGAGATGAACGTCTCTGGAAACCAGAACTAGATAAATCAGGTAACGGTTTTGCTGTTATCAGATTCTTACCAGCACCAGATAAGGAAGAAATTCCATGGGCAAAGTTATACACACATGCCTTTCAAGGGCCTGGTGGTTGGTATATCGAAAACTCTTTAACCACAGTTGGTGGTAAAGATCCAGTCTCTGATTACAACAGAGAACTATGGAACAGTGGAAATGAATCCGACAAAGATACTGTTCGTAAGCAGAAACGTAAGTTATCTTATTACAGTAACATCTATGTCGTAAAAGATCCTACTAACCCACATAATGAGGGTAAAGTATTCTTATTCAAGTATGGTAAAAAAATATTTGATAAAGTTATGGAAGCAATGCAACCAGAGTTTGAGGATGAAACACCAATCAATCCTTTTGACTTCTGGCAAGGTGCAAACTTCAAGTTGAAGATTGTCAAGAAGGATGGCTTCTGGAACTATGATAAGTCAGAGTTCGATTCACTTGCACCACTTCTTGATGATGATGACGCACTAGAAGCGATATGGAAGAAAGAGTATTCTCTTGCTGCTGTTACTGCTACAGATCAGTTCAAGAGTTACGAAGATCTTGAAAGAAGATTGAAGTATGTGTTAGGTAAGAAACCTGCACAATCACGTTACATCCCTGACTCAGAGTTAGAAGATGAGAGTGAAGGTAAGTATGGTGTTGATGGGCATGGTGATGTTCATAAAGTCAGAGCAGAGCAAGCAGTTGCACAAGCCGTATCTACACCAACTCCATCCGTAACTGTGGATAAGGATGAAGATGATGCTCTTTCATATTTCCAGAAATTAGCAGAGAGTTAAGTGAGATATAATCAAATCTGTTTAACTCTTTTGGTTATAGCAGCTTATATTAACTTACTCAAATAGTCTGAGATCTTCAGCACGTTTTAAGGATTCACTCACATACTGAGTGGATCCTTTTTTATATACCATCATTTCTTCTAGATCATCAAAGACAACATTTAAATAGATTGGTTTGATTAAAAATATTCTTCTCTTCTTATCATTAATATCCTGTTCATATTGATAATTAGTAACTGCTTTTGATACAGGGTTGACTGTTATTTGTTCTTCATTCAAAGGTTCAAAATAACTTACACTTTGTGCAGCACTTACTTTAACTCCTTTTGGAAATATAATAACACCAGTGCTATCTTTTACTTCATTAGATTCATAGTGATGAACTTCATCTAGTTTTGCAAGTGTTCCATACTTATCCAATACATAAGTTTCAAATGATTGTTGAGATAATGGCCATTCATTTTGTATGTTGACTATATTATTAGAAAGTAATACAACCCAATCTAAATTGGCATTGCCATATATTTCGTTGGCAACATTATCTGGTCTGTCATCACCTTTGACGCTATACTTTTCAAAGACAGTTAGATCTGAAAATAAATCTTCTCTTATCTTTCCTCTCTTAAAAAAGTTTTTTACTTGTGTATAGTTTGAAATAAATTGACCATCTTTAGTACGGTTAACGTATTCAAAATCTGGTATGTTACGAAAATAATTTTTAGCCATGTTAGAAACCTACGGATCTATCTGTATTGTTATCAAGTTTGGTGTAGTCATCATGATAAATTGGTTCTAGTTCATTGAAACTAAGTGTCATTTCATATGCAACCATGGATGAGTTTTCATATGTTTGATAGTTACCATCTGGAGTATAGTTAATAGAACATCCAGTCAAAGCACACTCCTTTATTTTTGGTAAGAAACTATGATCTCTTCCTCTTGCTGTTAGATATCTTAATTTATATGTGTTTGGTGATTTTAAGAATAACATACTCTCAGTTCTCTTCACTGCCTGAGATTGTTTAAACATTCTAATTATTCTTTTTATCATCTCACTCTCTTCATAATCTCTAGGGCTCATCTTCCAACTTAAACCAAATGTTCTCAACTGTGGGCCTTGGAAAAGTAATTCCATATTAGGATTGATAACTGCTCCAGTTGTTCTTGTTAATATACTAGTACCAGTTGCTTGCTTAGTAAGTATAGCTGCTAGTGCGGTTTTAACATCACCAGAACTTTCACCAACTGCTTTAGTAAGATTTCCAGCAGAATCTATTAATCCTTCCACACTACCTTTTTGAACATTTTCAAAGAAGGCATTACCAAGAGCAAGTTTTGCTGGATCCACCTCATCTGCATTCCAACTAACATTATTACTATCAACCACATTACCAGGCACGGGTAAGAAAACACTACCTAATGTTCTGGAGGTATATCCTTCTCTCTCACCAATCCCAAGAGTAGTTTTTCCTCCCGAACCTTCGTTTATTGGTCTTGGTTTATATTCTAAAACAGATATCTGTAACTTATCCTGATCACGATTTGCTTTGAGTGCTACTGGATAGTAGTAAGTATAACGTGATCCATATTTTTCTCTAGGTTTATCTCCTGATTCTTCTGCTAGTGTTCTAATTGTTTGTCGATTAGCACCAGTAGCATCCTCTGATGAATTACCTTGATTATTTGATCCTTGACTTCTAGTAAGTTCTCTGATTGCTCCTTCTTGTGTTGATAAACCACTTCCTTTACCAAATCCTAGTGTTCTAAAATATTTTGCGATTGCGTTTGCACTTACATTACTTACTTGTGAATTAAAATTACTACTTCTACTATTAAGATCTGACCAACTGGCATCAGGTAATGCAAAACCTAAACTTGTATCACTATCATCTAGATATTTTCTTTCCCATATTCCCTTCGCACCAGGCCCTCTTGTTGCAGCAGTAGTCCATGTTGCATTGATACCACCACCTGTTACACCACCATCAATTGCTGTTCTATCCACTTGTAAATTAGTAGTGAAAGATCCAGCGACTGCTTTTCCATTACCATCTACTTTCCATGTATTATTGGAACGATATGCTATTTGATATTTTGTTGCGTCGTCTTTAGTATAGGTTCTTACCCAACTAGGACTGTTAGCGGTGGTAGCCATTTACAGGGTTTTTATTTATTTAGTGATAAACTTTGCATAAGGTATTCCAAGTAGGTCATCTAGTTCAATATATTTAACGGTGTATAGCACACCTGGTAGTTCATCCCATGTATAACTACGAGATGATTGCCAATGATAATTGATTCCTCTGAATCCCCACTTGAATAAATCTGTGCAAGCAATCAAAGGGTGTTGATCGTATTGTATGTTGGGAGTCTTGGCATTATATACAAAGGTATAATAATTTCCCACTTGAGGTATGGGAGTCACAGTATTGTTTAATGCTTGCATTATTTCTAACATTAGATCTTCTGGATCAGATGATGTTAGTTTACTTTTGATTGCTTCAATACGATTAGCATTAACTGTGGGTGGTCTTTGTTCTCTCTGACCTAGTGGAACAGGTTGACCTGTATATTGGCCAGGTTTTGTTGGATTTCTGGCATCAATTGCTGCCATAATCTCATCATAAGTTTGTTTAGCCATTATTTGATACCTAACTCATCCTCAGTGATTATTTTAAATTCAATCATACGATCATCACAGAACTCAACTGCTGCTTTCCACTTTGCTTGATTAACAGCATAGGTTTGACACTCATAGATATATGATTTGGTAGATCTTTTTCTTTTCTTAGGTGGTTGAGTTTGTTTCTTAGGTTTAACCTCAACAACATAATTTTTAACTTTATTATTTTTTTCCTTCACCTTGATCATATAATCAGGGAAGTAACGATGAACACGATTGTCAACTGGAGAAAGATATGGTATAGAAAACTCTTCAGATGCCCAAGATATTATGTTATCATTCTTATCACACCACACACAAAATCGTCTTTCCCAACTACTTCTACAGATAATATTATTAGGATTGCCCTGATATTTCTCTGGATTGGATGGTTTATAACGACTTTTTATACTTTCTGCCATTATCTTGCATACATAATATATAAGGTCAAATGTATTTATAAATGGCTTCCATCCCACCACAAAGATTAACAGTAGATAAAATTGTAAAAGATTTGCTAGAACCAGCAACCACCTCGTTCTATCAAGTATCGATTAGTGACCCTAGACAATTAAATGAGAGAGGAGATACATTCGCAACTTACCTTCGTCAGCAAGGTCTTGAAGTCTTATTCAATTCTAGAGGTCTTGATCCAACAAGGAGAGAGAAACTGCAATTATTCTGCTCAGAAACAACATTACCAGGTTCTACTTTATTAACATCAAACTTAGACAATGATTTTACAGGTGTCTCAGAAAAGTATGCTCACCGTAGACAATTCGATGAAGAAATTTCACTGACATTTTATTGTGATGCGAAAGATTATTTGCCAATTAGATATTTTGAATCTTGGATGTCATACATGACAAACGATACTAGAGATAATCATAATAATACTTTTTACTATAGGATGAAGTTTCCAAACAAATATAAAGGTGGATTAGAAATAACCAAGTTTGAAAAGAACTTGAATTCACAAGATCCAGTTAGAGGTAGAACAAAACCATTAACTTATACTTTTATAGATGTATTCCCAAAGACAATTTCATCAATGCCTGTAACATATGATGCATCAGACTTACTAAAATGCACTGTGTCATTTTCTTATACAAGATATAGTGCAAAACGTGCTAACAGTAATGCTTTTGATCCGTCGTTCGCATATGCTGCTGGTAGATTTGCTAATCTTGCTGTAGATAGATTAACTGGTATCGATCTCTTAGGGGATGTTGTAGGAGGAGTTGTTCAAAGAGCACTTCGATAACCCTGCTATATAATATACTGAATTGCATAATAGAATATCATGCCTTTACCAAAAATTGCGACACCAACTTATAGTCTGGTGTTACCATCTTTAGAAAAGGAAATAAATTACAGACCTTTTCTAGTCAAAGAAGAAAAACTTTTAGTTCTTGCTTTAGAGAGTGAGGATACAAAACAAATCACTACAGCTATTAAAGCAGTGCTTAAGAGTTGTGTTCAAACAAAAGGAATCAAAATAGAAGCACTACCAACTTTTGATATTGAATATTTGTTTTTAAATATTCGTGGTAAATCAGTTGGGGAACAATTAGATGTGAATGTAATTTGCCCTGATGATGAAAAGACAAGTGTTAAAGTAGTCATTGACTTAGATGATATTCAAGTTAGTAAAACTGAAGGTCATACAAACAAAGTTAAGTTAGATAAAGATTTGATGATGGAACTTAAGTATCCCTCTTTAGAAGAGTTTATTAAGAGTAACTTTGATTTTAAAGATGAGAATGCAATGGATCAATCATTCAAATTAATTGCATCTTGTGTTGATAAGATATACAACGCAGAGGAAGTATGGGCTGCAACAGACTGCACAAAGAAAGAGATAACAGAATTTCTTGAGTCGATGAACTCATCTCAATTCAAAAAGATTGAAGAGTTCTTTACATCAATGCCTAAATTATCACATACTATTAAGGTAAAGAATCCTAATACAAAGGTTGAAAGTGAAGTTGTACTTGAGGGCTTAGCGTCTTTTTTCGGGTAGCAATGATCCATATGGATCTTGCTAGCTACTACCGATTGAACTTTTCGTTGATGCAATACCATA